TCCAACGCTTCCAAATCCCCATTTTTTTAATGCCATAGCTTTTCTTGTTGGCTCTCCTTTAGCGTCTTTCATAGCTCCTGCCATGCCTGCAAATCTGCATGCAAAAGATACTCTACGTTTTCCTGTACCAGATGTTTGTCTAGTCCCTAAAGTTTTACCTGTTTCTTTTTTGTACTTAGATCGCATTTTGCGATTAGACTTTTCATAAGCTTGCTCTTTTATAAAAAGCGGCGAGTTGTTTTCCATTATTTATTTTTTTTTAAGTTTTACCCATTTTGTTACTGTGTATCCAATGGTTACAAGAAGCAAAGTAATTTTTAACCAAGTTTCTATATGACCAAAGGTTGTTATTCCAACAACTCCGAAACTCATTGCATACATTTTAATATCCGATATACTCATTATTTGTTTTTAGGCATTAGTTCTAATATTTTATTTACTCTGTTTTTTTCGTATTGTAAAGCTCTTATTTGTTTTTTAGTTAAACCATATTTAAGTAATGTTTTTACTTGGTCAGGTTTGTTTTCATCTTTAATAGAATCAAATTGTCTTCTAAGCCTTCTTTCAGCACTTTCGTTTTTAGGTTTTGCTTTTACTTTAGGTGTTGGTTTAGTTTCTTCTTTTATTTCTTCTTTAACTTTAACTTCTTCTTTAGGATTAGCTTCTGCATTTTGCAGCTCTATAATTTTTTCAACTCTAACTTGTTCTTTACCTAAAGCTTTTATTTCTTTTTTAGTTAATCCTAAATCTAATAACATATCAATTTGCTCTTTAGTTTTAGTAAGCTTTTTCATGTCATCAATTTCTTTTACTTTTTCTTCCTCAGGCGTTAATACTTTAGCTGCATCAAATCCTCCGTAATAACCTAAACCTACATCCCAAGTAGACCAACCAAGACCTAAAGCAACTTTTTGCCAAAGAGAAGACTGTTCGCTTACAATACCTCGCATGCTATTTAGCTTTTTAATAACTCTATCCAGCGGAATATTAGTAAGACCGGTTGTTATTTGAGCACCTGCTAAATAAGCTGGGTTATCTAAACTTAAACCTTTGTTTTTAATGTCTTTCATGTTCCAGCTAAAGCTTCTAAGCCCACCGTTTATTTTTTGTATTTTAGAACCAAGTGGTGGTGAAAAACCTAATAAATCAAATACAGCCTCTTCATACGCAGGACGATTCTTAGCATGCTGCTTACCTAATTCCATCAAAGCACTTTTTATTGCAACTACTGCTGCTCCACCTATGCCTAATCCTTTTAATTGTGAATCAATCATACCGTTAGCTATTCTTGAAATCTTTTCGCTTTTCTTAGCGTCTTGTTGTTCTTCATCTTCATCTTCACCAAATCCTAAAGCAAATACAGCTTGTTGCAATGCATTAAATATTAAATTTTGCACCGCCCCGTAATAAACAATTTTAGATACATTTGTTTTCCAATCACCTCTGCCATTTGCAATATCCTGCGCTGCTCTTTTTTGTATACGAGCATACTGCATTGGTGTATTTGCCCAAGCTAATATAACACGACCTGCTCCAGATGCTTGTTGTTGGCTAATTCTATTCGGATTACTTGATTGCTGACTTTCTTCTGCTATTTGTCTAAAATCTTCAAAAGCTTGTGCTTCTGCAGCCTTTTGTTCCATCCCTTTAGCAACTAAAGCTTTTACTCTGTTTCTATAAAATGTAGAACCACCTGTTGCAATAGCAAAACTATCTGCAAATCTAGTCATAACAAAACCTTTACTTAGTAAAAACGCTATAGCTGATTTAACTTTGTTATTTGAATCTCTCACAGCATCTGCAATTTCAGATTCACTTACATTAATCTTAAGGCCATTTCTACGTTCAACTAAATAGTCAGAGTTCATTAGCGTCATGAAGTCACCCCAAAATTGTTTTTGATTTGCAAATGCTGCACCTGCTTTAACTATATTATTATCACCCCAGTTTATAAAGTTTACCGCAGATATAGTTTGTAAAAGCGCAGAACGCGTGTTTAAGAACATTACAGCACCCACAGAATTGTTTAGCCAATCTAATATGCCGTCTGTTACACTGTTCCCGCCTGGCGGCCTGTTGCTTCCAGACTTCATTCTACGTATAGAATCTTCTAAAGCATTACGCCATCTAGTTCCATACGCAGCTTCCATTTTATTTAAATTATCTTCAGAAAATATAATATTAATGTTTTCTCTCCATTCTTGCTGATATTCAGCTCTGTTAACTTTATTAATATCATTTATAATATCACCAGTAATGTTGCCGCCTAACCAGCTTTTGCCTGGTTTTGGATATGGTTTACCTTTTTGAATTTTCATTAACTCATCAGTAAAAACGCTAAGCTCAGCATTGTTATCTACAAAATCGTTTAATTCTTTTATATCTTTTTTAGATAACCCGGGTATATCCATACCTTGTTTTGACCACACGGCTACACGAACGGCATGCGAAAATGTAAATCCTCCTATACCTGTTGGTTTACTTAAACTTTTAGGTAAAGTTTTTAAGTTTTGTTTTAATGCTTTAAAATCATTTGCCGCAGCTATCTTAGCTTGCGTTACAGCCGACTCAGCTCTATCATAAGGATCAAGTAAGTTTGTTTTAAGAAATGCCATTTGAGCATCACCTTTTTTGCCTTTACCTAACATTTTATATAACAAACCTGTAAAGTCTTCAGCGCTTGCGGGAATAAAGAAATTAAATCGACCTTTACTAGCGCCCACTGTTTGAGCTCTCGCAGCAGAATATTGTTTATATGTTTCAATTCCAGAAGAATCTTCAATCATATCATTTACGATAGTATCAAAAGTTTCTAGTTTGCTTTCTTTTGCCAATTGAACTTTAGATTTAACATCAATTTGACTAAGCACATTTTTTACAGCTTGTACATTTTTAATTGCATCATCTGCAAAGTAAAAATCATTATAGCCTTCTGCGGCTTTACCCATTATCCAGCCAGCTTTTGCTTCAGCTGTACCGTCACCTAGACCTGTTATGTTTTTTAAAGGTATATTAATACCGTTTGCTTCCATAAAAGCTTTTATAGGACCATCAGCATTTTGAGGCCTTGCTGTAAGTATAAATACATCTTCAGTTCCTCTAGCATCTGCTATTTTTTGAGCAACTTCAAACAAAGGACCTTTTTTGCCTTCGACAACTTTGCTAAATTGTGTAAAATCAAACTCAGCACCTTGAGACTCAAGATTTGAGGCTTGTTGAGCAAATTGCGTAGCATTTATTTGATTAGTAGAACCGTCAGGCATATTAACAATAACCATGCTTTTCGACTTTGCAAGTGTATCATCAAAATCAAACACTCTAATTTTTTTAACAGGAGCGTTTAGTTTTCTAGCATTGTTTAAAGCTTTATCAGTTTTTTCTAATGCGTTTACAGCTTTTTGTACAGTTATAGGATTGTTATATTTTATATCATTTGGTATTAAATCGCTATCAAGTTTAGAAGCCATTGATTTTCCTTCCACCAAAGGTAATGCCGATTTAATAACTTTTGCTGCATTATAATCAGAGTTCTCTATAGTTCTTAATATGGCTTCGTTTTGAATATTAGAAGCTTGTACTTTTTCATTAGCATTATATCCATCATATATTTTTGGATCAATACCAAATCCGCTTTCTTCAGCAATTGTTTTTCCTGTGTCAGGATTTTTAAGTGTGTTTAAATCAATTCCTGCAGCGGCAAGTCTTGTTATAGGGTTATTAAATATACTTTGACCTTCTGCTAATGTAGAATCTAATTTAGCCTGGTCTAATAAATCATCATCAAATTTAGAAAGTTGTGTTTGATAATAATTTTCTTTTATAGCCTCCATTGTAGGAATAGCAGCATTATTTTTAATAGCTAAAAGTATAGATGCTCCAACTACCGAGGCAGGTGGATTATGCTCTTCTCTATATTTTTTACCTTCTCTTTGCTGTTTTTTTGAATTAATACCTCCATATCTCATTTCAATTGAGCGATACTTAAATTGTGCAGATATTTTTACTAAACCTGTAGTAGCTTGATAACTCTGTATAATAATAGCAGCGCCTATATCTAATGACATACCGCCTGCAACGGCATCGGTAAGTTGATTAACTACATGATCTAAAACTACCATATTATCTTTAGCTCTTTGCGCAGCTAATTCTCTAACTTTTTTATTTTTAGAAAAAGCTTGAATAGGCGATACTCGCATAGCTTTAGGGCCATTGTAAGAGTTAGCACTTTTTATTAGTTTTTTGTAAGCGGGATCACTTTTGCCGTAATATAACCTACCAGGTTTAGCAACCCAGTTTGTTATGCCTTTAGTTGTAATCTCAACAAATTTTCCGTCTTTTGTTTTTCCAAACTTAATAGGTTTTTTTATTCCACCTTCAAAAGCTTGCTTAGCAGAAGAATACATTTTTCCTCCTTTAACACCATAAAAAGTTTGTTTACCACCACTACCCATTTTACCGGCTTCTATAGTAGTAATGTCTAATCCATATTCAACAACAGCTTTCTGCATAGCGGTTTGCTGAGCCTTTCTATTAGATTCATTTATAGGTGGAGACTTAAAGTCTAAATCCGCTGCTAATTGTTTTTTGTTTTTTAAAACAGAAACAGCTTTAAATGAGGTTTTTAGCTTAGGAGGCATACTATCGTAACTTTCTAATTTACTAGCCATAGATGCGTTTTTGCCCGCAGCAACATCTTGTTTGGTTTCTAAGCTTAAATCAGTATCTGATCTTACAATTTCGTTTGTTACAAGTTTTCCGTATAAATTAGCAATGCCTTTTAAAGCCTGCGCTTGAGAAGACCTTGCATTAAATCCTTCTTGTTTTTTGCCATCAACGATACCAAATGCTTCCAAAAACTGCGCTTTAGTAATTCCTTTATTTAAAACAAACGGAGCAAGCCCGGCGCCTTTACCAAGTCTAGCTTTTTTAGTATAAAATGCGTCAAGCAATCCTTTTGGCACGCCTGTAGAGGTACCTAAGAGCTTCTCTGTTGCAGCTTCTACTACTGCGCCTTGTGGTAATATCTTTAATAGTTTATCAGCGTTCTTATTAACAAATTGCTGTATAGCTGTTGCATCTCCTTTTGATAAATTAGCAGCGGGTACAGTAAGTTTTTTAACCGGTATACCAATTTCTTCTGCAATAATTTCAGGAGCTAAGTCACCAAGCTTTTTAAACGTTAGATTTTTAGGATCAATGCCTTCAATCTTTTCTTGCACCTGCTCTTTAATCTTGCCTACAGCATTGTTAGATATAAGAGAGCTAGGTTTTATTTTTCTTTTTACAGGTTTTGGAGTAACTTCTGTTGTTATTTCTTCAGCCATTACGCCTTTAGCCTCCGTAACATCGGTTGTAAATTCTTCTCCTAAAACTCTTTGGGAAGCTTCTATAGCTCTAGCTGGTAAAAATTTGTTTATATAAGCAGCTAATGGAACACCTGATTCAGGTTTGTACTCTTTAATTAAATCAATTATGCCACGCTTACCTGTTTCTATTTCGTCTGTTAAAAGTTGACGATCAAAATTAGGTGCTTCACTTCTTTTTTCTACTATTTTACTTACTATAGGCTTAAATTGCTCTATAATTTCAAAAGCCCCATCTTTGCCTTTTGTTTCATAAATAGTTTGCACGTTTTCACTTGCCTTAATATTAGATTCTAGCTTGCTTTCTTTTGCAATTATGTCTTTTGTTTCGGATTCAACTTTAGCTAGTTGGTTGTCTATTGATTTGGTTTCACGAGCTCCTTTGGTTCTACCGTCAACCTTTTCGACTATTCCATCAACTAATTTACCTTTTGCTCCTTCTTTGGCTATCTTAAGCTGAGCTTCATTTAATTTGTTACCAGAGTTAATTGTATCGTTATAGTCTTTTAAAAAATTAAAAACATCTAATCCAGTGTTAAACTCAATATTTAATGGCTGTTTTTTATTAGATTTAAAAACATTAGATATTTTATCTCTTAACGCTTCGAAAAAGCCTTTTGTTTTTTCATTATAAACAATGTCACCATTCGTAATAGCCTCACTAACTAAAGGAATAACTTCCTCATAAGTCATTTCAGCTGAATAATTTTTATCATCTATATAGTCTTGAAGCCTAGCTCTCATTTTATCTCCGCCTTCAATTTGCTTATTGTTTAATATCTCTGTTATTAAAGACTTGCCAAAAGTTATAGCTAGCTCAGGATTGTTTTGAAATGTTTGTTTAAAAAATGGATGTAAGAGTTCATGCTGGTCAGTAGTATATTTATTTCGTTCTGCAGCAACTCTGTCATTTATTAATATAATAGTTTCACCGCCAAACTCAACAGCCTGGCCGTATCCTAATGATTTTTGTACTTTAGCACCCTTATCTGCAAGCTCTTTAACTCTAGCATCGTAAGATTCTTGTGTGCCATAATTTTCAAACTCCGCTCCCAACTGTTCTGCTATTAATCTAGCTCCCTCTCTAGTTTTAGAACTTTCAATATCAATTACTGTGTCTTGTATAACTAATTCTTGAATTTCTGTTTTTATTTCATTTAACCTAGTTTGATCACCATTACCTTCGGTAATATCAGAGTCATTTATGTCTTTAATTTTTTGCTGAAGTTTATTTTTTTCTATTAACAATGCAGTTAAAGGGGCTTGACTTTTAAGGTTTACACCAGCTGTATTTAAAGCGTTCGCATTTGATTGAACATCTAAAAAGTTTTGCTTAATTACATCAGCCTCTCCTTGAGTTATGCTGCCGTTGTTTACTTCTGCTTTTAATTGTGTGTTTAATAAACTTAAAGATCCATTAACGCTGGCAAGCTTAACAGAAGTGTCAGATACATTAATATCGCTAAAAGCAGTGTACATAGCATCTACTCCAGAATCATCTAATATGGTGTTAACTCTTCTATTAGTTGCTGATTGATTTAAGTAAGATCGCCCAGCCCCAACACTTGATAGTTTTGCTCCAAATGCTCCACCAATTAAAAATGTGTCAAATCCTTCTGCAAACTTTTTATTAAAATCTATTTCTTTTCCTGTGTATAAATATTCAGCTAATTCATTAAGAACAAATGTTCCTGTTTCTGACCCGCCTTCCATTCCAAACGCTTTACCTATATCTCCAAAATAATTTGCTATCCCTTTAAAAGAATCATCTAAATTTTTAGGCTTAAAACCAAAAGCTTTTTTAGCTAACCCTCTAGTTACAATTTCTAAAGCACCTTCCGATAAGCCAATCATTAAAGAATAACCAGAAAGAGCTAAGCTTAAATCATCACCCTCTTTTTGTTTATCTCTACTAGCAGAGGAGGCTTCTCCTACTATTAACAAAGGAATACCAATAATAGGTATTGACACCTCAATTAGACTAGTAGCTGAACTTAAAGCATCTGTAGATAATCGCGTCATTTGACTTACAAAATCTCTTTGAAAAGCTCCTTCGGTAATGGTTTGATCAAAAGTACGCATAGTAGAATTTATATTATCTACTTCGTCATACATTTTTTCTGATATATCTAATAGGTAATTAGCTATATCTCCAGAGGGAAGGCCAAATTTAGAAGCCATCTTATTTATAACTTTAGCTCTTTGCTCATAAGGCAATGCATTTACTGCTGCTAATGTTTTATCGTCAAAAGCAATAGTAGCTATTTGCTGATTTACCCAGCTAGGTATACCAAGCACCTTGCCCCCTATGCGAGTTAAACCCGCTTCAAAGCTTTTTCCTAAACGCGGAGCAAATTCAAGACGTTTGGCGTTTTCTTTATTTTTATTTGTAATAGCAAGTACTGTGTTAAACGGATCTTGCGCTGCACTAAGTGTGTAATCTTCAGCAGTTAATTCCATAACCGACTTAGCGTCTTTGCCTGTTCTTATTTTATAGTTATTAAAAGCTTGTTGCTGATTTGCTTTAGGTATTTTTTGCTGTTCTCCTTGTATGTAAAAACCACCGCCTTTTTGCCCATTGCTTGCCGTAAAGCTTTCTACATAAAAAGCTTCCTCAGAAACATTTTTTAAAGTACCATCATCTTTACGTAAATTTTGCATTTCAATAATTTCCGCATTGCTTGGAGAATTATCTATTATTTGCTGATATTGGTAATCTGATGCTAAGCTATTTCTAGTTTTAATTAAGCTGTTAAAAAAATTTGCTTCTTCTTCAGTATAAATAATTGGCTTACCTTCTTTGTCAAATTCAAAATCATTTTTAATAATTTTATCATATTTTTCTATTTGAACTTCCAAAGGAACCGGTTTGTATCCAGCGCGATAAGGCCCTACGTAGGGATTATTATCTATTACTATTTCACCATCAGCTTTTTTGATCCATATATTTGGATCATCACCTTCGGTAATAGGCTCATCCATAGGTATAACTGAAGGCACTAATGTGTCGTCCTTAAGTTTACTATTTAATTTTGTAATTTCAGCGTTTCTTTTTTCTTGTTTGCGTAATTGTTTTTTATATAACTTTAATGCTTTTTCTTGATCTTCACTTGCATGACCTAATTCTACCTGTATGCTAGCAATAGAAAGGTTATTTGTTTCTTTTTTCCATTTATCTGTACCTTCTTTTTTTTGATAATATTCTAAATTATTATCTTCACCAACATTCCATTTAAAATCGTAAGTGTTAGCATTGTAAGTTTCATTTTTAGAAACAACATTACTCAATTTTGTTTGTTGATCGTCGTAAGCCTTTTTTTGTTCTTGTTGTTTTTTAAAAGATTTTAAAAATTCACTTTCTTGAAATAAAGATTCTCCATCCCCAAAATTGAATTTCTCGGACATAACCGGTGTAGCTAGTGCATTGTCCTGTGCAGCAGCATTTTTCTTTTTTTCGTTTACTTTTTCAGCGGCACCTTTAGTTTCTTTAGAAAAAGAATCTACATTTAAAGATCCATCTTCATTAAATTTAGAAGGCTTTACTTCTTCAACAGCTTTTTCAGCGATTCCATCAACAATTTTTTGAGCAGACTGATCATTTTTATTTTTCCAAGCTTTAGTTAAAGCAATCTTTTCTGATAAAGATATATCGGAACTTAATGTTTGTACATATTCTAGTAATGTCATTTAATTTAATTTAAATTGTTATCATCTAAAAATTTTTGTGCGTCTGCTTTTTTTGATTCTGATAAATCAAATACAGCAGCATCTTCTTTTACTATAGGTGATTGATTTTTAGTAAATTCATTTAAATAATTATTCATAAAGTATTCTTTATATTTATTTTCAAATAAAACTTTTTTATCTTGTTGCAAAGGCAAATCTAATTCATAACTCCAACTAGATCCGCCTGCATTAGCGTTCTGGGCCATTTGGGCGTCCTCATCAACACTTGTGTCTTTAGATATATAAACGTTCCAAGCAGCTACTACGTCTTGCTCAGAGCTCATTAAACCAGCAACCTCCGCGTTTATAAAAGGCGTTACTTTTTTTTCAATTTTATTTATATCAAATTTAATAATGTTTTTGCCCATACCATTACCTAAATCTAAAATTTCATAATCATAAGATCCATCAGGATTTTTTAATATAAATTCTTCACTTATTTTTGCATTAGGTTTTAATTGACTGTTTTCACCAATCATATCAGAATTAAACAAATTAACCTCAGTTAAAAGTCGCAGCATGTCTTTATCTATATTTGGGGTAGATGCAATTAAAGAAGTATCGGAATCTAATAAAGCTTTTAAAGATGCGCTATTTATAACTAAAGGAAAACCAAAAGCTGGCCCCATAAAAGATATTTGCTGAGATCCATCTGGTAATAAATCTAAATAAGCATTATACCCATCTGTTTTAGAAAACCCAGGCTTACCTGCCATTAAACTATTAGCAACCGTGTATCTGTAATTATTGTTAGGATCAAAATTGGATTCTTCTGTAACACTAAGCTCTGAAATTAATGAAGATAAAAAATCTAAAGAAGCTTGCGGGGATTCTTCAAGCATTTTTACACCAGCTAATTCTAATGAGCAATCTTCTGAAATACATTTGTTAGATTCAATGGCTATTTTTAAATTAGCATATGTTTTACCTGCATGCCTATAAGCGTTGTCTAGCAATTGAAAATTATAATCACTTGCGTTGGCTACAAATCCTTTACTGTAAGCTATAGCATCACTTTGATTAAACTGCTTTAAGTAAAGATTTTGAAATAAATTTTTGTTTTCCATTTTTGTTTTTTTTAACTCCCTTAACTTCCGTAATATGCTCCAGCCATTCCCCCTAAGGATCCAAGCATATTTGTCATTGCACCTGTTTCATCTGCAGCAGCTTGTGCTTCTGCTTGCTTTGACGCTCCTAACATAGCCGCAGTTCTATCTAATTCTTGCATTTCCCTACCTTCTCTTGTGCTAAACATAAACTGCTCTCCAGCTACATCTGCTTGTTGAAGTCTTTGCGCTTCAGCCATTTGCCTTTGTTCCATTTGCTGCTCTCCAGCTGCTCGTTTATCTTCGTTAGTTTTTTCTTGTTGCTCAATACTAGCAGCTACTCCTTGTTTAGATTTCAAAGCAGCCTGTGCTAAAGCTGTTGCGCCGCCGGCACTTGACCCAGTGGCTCTTATAGTATCTAAAGTATTGGCTAAAGATATATCGGCTTGTTCAATTTTCATTTCAGCTGCGCCTGTGGCTACTGACAAGTTAGCAAAAGGATTACTTATCATGCCCGACAAATCCATTATTCCTTCATAAGGATTAATTATTTCTTGTCTATTGTTCTCTAATTGATTAAGTTTTGCTTGAAGTCTAGATCTTTCTGCTGCTGCGGCTGCTTCTCTTTTTCTAGCCGAACTAGCACCCATTAGTCCACCTAGAACTGACAAACCGCCTCCTATTACTGCTGCTGCTATTGGTATTGGCATAGTCTTGTTTTTTTATTGTTGATATCCATTGTTTCTTGTATATTTTGAGCTAACAGAAAATAATTCTTTAATCCCCGTATTGTCGGTTACCCCGTCGGTTTGCATTGTAACTGTTACATAATTACCTTTAATCCCGCTGATAAAATTTCCAAAAGTAACTTCAGCTTCAGCCGCAGGCGTATTATTTATTAAGTTAGCAACATAAGTATTTTCTTTTCTGTTAAACCCAGCGTAATTTATTGGTGGAAATAAAACAGCAGGATACATATTTCCGTAATTATCAAATGCTCCTGTGGTATAGCTTCTTATTAAAGCGGCTTCGTCATTATTAAATACCCACCCAATTCCATCAAAACCTATTGTTTCATAAGCGGGTCCAGCCCCGACGGAATCTGAAATTATACTGTTTACTTGCCAACCATTTGTTCCTTCGTAGCTAATAGTTTCAAAAGATTTACTTTGTTCTGGTTCTGGATTTAAAACAAAAGTTATAGAAGATTGATAAGGTATACTGTAAAACTTTGTAGGTCTACTTGTATAATGCTCATAAAGCCTTGCGCCATTTAAAGTATAGGTTTTATTTCTTAAGCTTAATATTTGATCTGGTTGATAATTAAAAAATCCTATCCAACCTTTAACTCTTTCGTCCCAAGACAATGTTTCATAAGACGGAGCCTGTAATTGTACATTTTTTTGAATAGATACAACATACTGTTTACTGTATATGTCATATCCTCCTACTAATTTAGCTGGAAACGAAGGCACAGAAAAAGAATTTATTTTATCTCTAAAAAAATCGACCATTCCAACTGCTGATATTTCAGTTAAGCCATCTTTAGAAAGTCTTAATATTACATTTTTGTTTGCGTCTGAAAAATATTTTTGATACCCATAAACAGCAAAGCTTTCTGGGTTAGTGCTCATGCCATAATCCCCGGCATATGCTTGAACAGTACCTATAACTAAATTTGAAGTGGTTACAATACCTCCTCCTTCTGCTGAATAAATTGCATCTTTGTCTATTAAAGCGCGACTTACTTTTTGTTCTTGAAATATAATTAATCTATTATCTTCCGCATGTAGCTTTTGTATTGAGCCATTAGCTGGATCTACGGACTTAGTTATGTCTTCGCCTACTGAAAATACATTGGTTCTATTTATACCTGTTCTAGAGTTAAATATACCAGAATATATCATTGAATTTATTCTGTTAGAAGCATTAGGCTCTTCCTCAACTAAATAAGCTTTTACTCCAAAATCTACAGTTGTGTTATTATATCCACCTCTAATTCTAGATTCTTCTATAGCCCAATTTCCAGGGTCTGTTAAATTAGATCCTGCTCTGCTATAACCGCCAATACTTTGAGGCACACCAAAGGAGCCATTCCACACTGCTTTTTCAGGTGGATTGCTTATAGTCTTTTTTAATATAAAAGTGTTAAAATATTTTACTTCTACTACTGCTCCCATAGATAATTATTACTTGTTTTTATTGCTATGTACATACTACTTGATTTGCTGTACCACAACCTTGACCTTGGCCACCGCTACCGCCACCTGCTGGTTGAAAGCCTATAAAAGTATAAGGTGGAAATCCGTTTACAGCAACTGGGCAGATAGGTGAATAACATCCACCATTGCCAATTGCAGCACAAACTCCTCCACCAGAAACCGCAAATTGCGTAGTTATATTTGCCGCTATTATAGATGTAACTGTTACGAGAACAAGACTACTATAATTGTAAATACCTGAACACGCGCTTCCTGCTTGATTTGTCCATGTAACAATTCCCTTTCCAGTTATAAATCTTAATGAAGCTTTATTTGGTATAGTTGACCAATCTATTGCGGTTTGCGGTTGTCCTCCTATATTGCTACTAGCTCTCATTTTTATTTGACCGGTAGCGTTGCTTCCAGTTTTATAGTATTGTATAGATACGCTTGAGGACCACACTCCGTTTATTTGAACTTGAAGAAAAGATCCTCTAAAAGGGCCAGCTTTTTGTAAATCACCCGCTTGTATATTACCATCTGCTTCTTGATTGCAATAGCTGTATATGTTTGCAGTAGAATTTGGAATGTTTATACCTTCAATATTTATTATTTGATCTGCGTCAGCATAACTTCCGCTAACAAGTCCATTAAAAACAGCAGTAGCGTCTATAATAGCAGGCTCCCCATTGTTTAATACTGCGGGTGTAGGTCCTGTTTTAAGTAAATACTGAAATCCATCTACGCAAGCAGCTTCAATGTCAACATTAAAAGTACAGAGTGATGCGCCTGTTGACAACGACCCTAAATTAACTTCCCCTAAAGCATCTTTTAATGTTACTTCTAATGTAAAAATACCTGCTGAAGTTGTGTTTTTAGTTATATTTAATGCGGCAATTTGATCTGTTCCTTCGGCCGGTATAACAGGAGTTCCTGTAAAGGGGCCAACTCCATCAGCTAATACTACTCCAGCGGAATCTTTTTGAACTAATTCCCATATTAAATCTTGGCCCGCTAAATTTGCAACAGCAGGCGTTTGACCAGTAGCATCTTTATAAGCGGATCCATTGTAACCTGTTATTTGTGTTACAAATTCTACATCAATATCAACGACTACAACGGTATTGGCTGGAGGACAAACAATTGCTGGTATTATATTTATTAATTTTACTTCTTCTATAAATGTGCTTGCAGTTCCGTCTGTTGTTATAACTTTAAATTCAAAAGTAAAAACTCTAGGGGCAGGTAAAACTCCGTACCAAAATAAATTTTTAGTTTTTATTTGATAAGTTCCATTATTTAAAGATAAATCTAATTCAAAATCAAGAAGTCTATCAACACCATTTCCATCTGTAACACTTTCTAATAAAAATTCAGTTATATTTGCCTGTGGAATTTGAGCGCCAAAGCTGTCAGTTAAATAAAAAGGAGCTCCGTTTATAACAGTTCCTATAACTGCATTTTCTTTAAAGTTAGGTGTAGAAAAATTTTCTAAATTTGCACCACCTATTGATTCATCTAATATAGCAGTATTTAAATCGCTTATTAAACCACTAGTTGAAGTTTCCCAAAATATATCTAGTAAAGATTCTACTGGTTTGGTTTCAAAAACAGCTAAATTTTGTATATTAATAGGAGCAACTTGTGGTGAAAACAAAAGCAATGTATCGTCCGCTAATGTTTGAGCTTGATTAACTCTAACAGTTCCAATGCCTACAGTAAAACTTACAACTGAAGTGTCTGCTAATATACCTGCTCCTGAAACTATATCTCCAGGTTTTGGCTGTAGCGATACATCACTAGAAAAAGCATCTACAGTAATGTCAATGTTATTTGTTATAATCCCATTAACAGTAGCTTGAACAACTGTAGCGGGAACACCGAACTGAGTTGTTGTTGATATTCTTCCTATTAAAGGATTAGATTCAAAAAGATAAAACTCTTTATAGCCCGCAACTGGATATCCTACTGAGGCTGGATTTAATCCAAACAAATCATTCATGCCAGCTATTGAACTTACTACTTCTGAAACTCTCCCTGGGTAATATTGAGTATTTTTATCTGCAGTCCCTGATCCTATATTTAAATTTTCAACTCTTCCAAATAATTCTTCAGAGCTTCTGAACAGTCTTTGTAACGGACCTACTTCAGTTAAATCTCTAGGAATTTTATTTATATTATCATTGAATAAAACGGTATGTGATGTTTTACCTAATTCAAGCGTATTGTTTTCAGGATAAGCGGCCATTACACCAGGCAAGTAAACATTATAATATTCTTGTTCTGTTTGTTTAACAACTATTTTAAAAGAATACCACCCGAGTGGATTGTACTTAGAATTAGTGGATTCTCCATTGTAAATTCCAGGCCAGCCTGTTGCAGCGTTACTATCTAAAGGATATATAGGACTATTAAATAATACTTTTAAAGAATCACCTGGCCATTCCGCCGGAACCACGCCGGCTGATCTATATGGTGAAAATATTGTAGAACCTATATACTCCTGACCATCAACAACTGAACTGGCTAAACTATCTGAAAGTATAACAGAAGACTGTCTTCCAAATTTATCAGATAAAACAATGCCCACTTGATAATTTCTATTTTCTTTTAATGAATGATTAGGATATTCAATTTTACTAACGTTAGCTTCAACATCGGAATTTGCAGTAAATAATAATAAAACACCAGTTGCTAAAGTAACATTGTTTGAGAAAGTCATAGCCAAGCTTGAGGGATCAAAGCTAATAACAATTGTATTTGGCGGTATTATAGCACCCGTAACATTTGAAGAAACAAATGATCCAGTAAAAACATCTCCCGTTACATTTGTGTAATTAATAGTAGCCACGTTATTAAAAGTACCATTAACATTAACGGTACCAGCTTTTAAACTAAAATCAGCTTTAGGGGATGCATTAACATTATAATCTAAAGTTGCAGGAGGAGTGTGTTTATCTTGAAAATTAGAATAAACAACTCTATTGCTTATTACTTCTTGGCCAAAAGCTTTTACCGGCACTTTATCATATACTCTTACTATTTCACTTTCGGGTAAAGTTTTATAAGGTTTTTTAGATTGATAATTGTATACAAAAAAATTAGGTTCTCCAATTGTAAGTAGTGTTGAATTAGATAAAGTTTGATTAACACTCATTGTTATCGTAAAAGTATCTTGATTAAAAGCAACTACAGTGGTGCCGTCAACAACACCTTCTCCATTTACAATGCTTCCTACCTGTATACCTCCTACTCTATTTCCAACTACAATATCTCTCACTCCTGAAAAATTTCCGCTAACATTGCAGGTGCCTGATTGGCTTGCTACTGTTCCAATAGGTATTGTATCTACAACTTTTACTGCTAGTTGGTCTGCCTCTTTATAAAGTATATCAATTTCCGTAACTTTTAAATCACTTTGAAGTAAAGAATTAGTTGACTCTAAAGGAATTTTTAAAAGTATTTTATCTACTTTATTTTCTACAAATTCAACAATAGTTGTTCTGTATGCTGCTTCTTCATCATCTTGTTCAATACCTGTTGCAGCCGGTGTTTTTTGCATAAAATAACCATCTTGCTTTGGTATAAATGTTATTTGTGTAAACGGAGCAAAAACTGAATACTCTCCGTCATCATATCTAAATCTATAAGAAAATCTTACGAACCTATCTTCTAAATAACTAGGATCCCCATTAAATGTAGATTCATAATAAGGGTTAGCATTAAAAACTAATTCTACATTATTGCTTAAAGTTTGAGCTTGATTAACTTGTAAGTTTGGTTCATTGTATGCGACAACTGTGGTTCCGGCTGTTACCCCAGTCCCGGTAACTATTGATCCAACAGGTATAGAACCAATTATATTATCTATTGGAAAAGTTGTCAAAGCTGATACTGCTCCATTAGTTAAAGCCTCTCCTCCATTAGGATAGAACTTAGACGAAACATCGTACATAGTTGTTTCATATTCTACCTCAGAAGCTGATGTGCCTAATTGACTTTCTTGCCAAAGCTGCATAGGCTGGTATGGAAAGTTTTTAGCTACGGATATTTGTTCTTCTTTTGTGTAATATCCTAGCGTTTCTGTTGCAGTTACTATATTTATTTTTCTTGGCTGGTTTCTATTGTCCGTCCAAAATAATAATTCTTCTAAAAGATTAACTCCATAAATAGGATTAGATTGAGAAAAATTTAAAAATGCGCCAGAAATAAGCAAATTGCTTTGGCCAGTTAAAGTGTTATAAGAATATATACCATGACTTTTACTTGGGTCATATGTTGGACTAGGTTCGTTAGGGTCTAAATAATTTGTTACAAAAACATATACCATAGACGATGAATCGTCTGCAAAGTACCCTATTGATTGTGATCCACCTCCGGCAAAATCTACAAGTTCGCTATTTCCTAAAACATTTTCTAATGAGCCTACAGTATCACTTTCAGATCTACTTATTTGAACATTTAAAGCATTTCTATATTCACCTTGAGGCAATATTCTAGCATCTAGATCTTTATTCATTCTAGACCTTAAAAAATTATTTTTTGCTTGTGCCATTTAATTTTAGTGTTTAATCCATTTAGATTTTCCTCTCATTACTTGAACTATTTCTTCTAACTTTATATTAGATAATCTAATTTTTGCATTTCTAAGTTTTGCGGTTTTTTCTTTTTTAAGCCTTTGAACAACATATTCAGGTTGATTAATTCTAGTAGATAATACAGAGTAACTTAAGTAAGCATACATAGCTTCTTCAGCCATCTTAGGAACTTTAGTGTCTAAATCATAAGCTAATCCATCAGAAATGTATTCTAATACTATAAGCTTTCCAGTTAAATTACTAGAAAAAGACATTTTGCCTTCTCGTTCATTCATATTAAACCATCCGTTTGTTTGAGCTGTTTGAGGATCCAACCCGTATTGCCTGCCCCAGTTCCAGCTACCTTCAAAGCCATAAGCATTTTGAAAATCAATAACTTCATCTATATTATTGCCTTGTTGACCGTTTATTAAACTGTCATTAGCTTTTTTCCATCTTTCTTCAGTAATAGAAGTTCCTTCTATATTGTCTCCAAAGTTATCGTTTGTCGGAACACCTGCTTGATCTTGTATAGGTGTTTCAAAAGGGCTTATAGTTAAATTGTTAGCTGGGTATATAGGTCTTTTAACACCCATATTGTCTATCCAAGAAACTGCAACATAATTAACGTAGTCTTGAGGTATAATAACGCTTAAACTAGCGGGTATAGTAAGCTCTTGAGAGTGAATACTTTTTAAAGTATCATAACTAAACTCTTGCAATCCCCTTTTAGCATGAAATATAAGATCTGTTCGTTTTATGCTTGGTATTAATTTACCTGCTCCAACGTATGCTATTAAAAAATTATTTATTATATTGTTTAAAGTTACATAAGCATAGCTTTCATAATTGTCTTCAACCGTTTGGCCATAAGCTTTTTCAGCTTCTGTTTGTCCGTACTTACCTCCAGTTAATATTTTTAATTGCACAACCACATAAGTTCCAGCTGGAAGCAAAGCAGTGAAAGTTATTCTATTGCCTACAACAGTATACGCTAAAATATATTCAGTATATGTTCCAGGAAAACCATTTGCGCTTGTATAAAGTTTAAAATTATTTAACGCATAGTTAGCATTGTTAGGATCAAATGTGCTAAAAGCAAGATCTGTATTAAATGTAGTATTAAAAAATTCTCCTGCTACACCTGTCTGAGACACAAAACCTTGAGCACCTTCGTAATATTGTTGATTTGTTTCGGTTATTAAACCTCCATTAGGAATTGGCATATCTTATTAGCTTTTTTCGTTTATTTCTTCTTGCTGCACTTTTTGCGAAGCAATCTGTATTACTGTAGGATCATTTATAATAACGCCTGAATATTGCAATATTTTTAATATTATATTGGTTTGTTCAGAAGCGTCTAGTTCAAAATTTCTTGATCCTGTATTTGGAAAAACCGTAGGATCAAATATAGTAATATCATATATGTATTGTCCTAAGTTTCCAACTATAAATCCCCAAATTGGGTCTAAAGGTTTTCTTATAAAATCTACATTAATAACACCTAAAGCACTTGTAATAGTGCTAGGGCTTATAAAAAGTCTATTATTCTCTAATAAATATGTAGGAAAATTTTCAGTTGATTTTGTTAATTTTGATTTTTGAATATTATAAAAATCATTTCTTTGCAGTCTTTGTAGTTCAACCGCTTCTCTATTTGTAGGCTGAAAAGTTACAGCCCCTAATTTATATAACTCTACAGTTTGAGCATATATATCAGTAGTGGGTAAAGCCCAAAAAGGATTAGTGGGTATTGATGCAGAATCATATGTAGCTGTTCCAAATGTTTTAAGTATAGAAAGTTTTTCATCTATATTTAAAACTCTGTCAGCATAATCTAAATCTGTTTGAGGCACACGTATTTGTTGGTTTAAATCTTCAAAATATTTATTGAATATTTCAAGCTGAACCTGTGTAGCAATGTCATTAAACTCTTGTGGAGTTATATATCCTCTTTGTTCTTTGTTTAATATTAACAAGACCGTCTGATACACTGTGTTTACGTTTACTGCCATTTTTTATTTTATTATAATATAAGGCCCGAGTAGACGAGCCTCATATTAATATTACTTGTTTTTATAGTTTTTTATCTATAGACTTATAAATTTCTACTCCTTCATCTGTTTTTAAGAAAGCCGCAAACGCCGAGTAAGGGTTTTCATCAAATGGAACATTCATTAATTTTCTGTCATTTGTTCCCCATGTGAAAGATCTTTGATCTGCAGATATTTTTATTATACCTATTTCAGTAGCTCTAATTGCAAAGTTTCTAAGCTGTACATTTTCGTCATTAGCTAAGCTAATAAACAATTCTGGATTAGATCTAGCAAATAATAATAAATCTCTCTTAAGCTCTTTAGAGCTCATTTCATTTACTTTAGATCCTAGTTCAACTCTTAATATTGCTTCTCCATGATCTACGTCCATTGCTCTAGCCGCATTTAAAGCATCAATTTGAAGATCTAAAATATCTAAATCATCTATTGCTTCATCTTTTGCACTAAACTCTTCGTATAATTTACCTTTTAAAGGGTGATACAAAGATAATAATTTTTGTAAATTTTGTTGAGCTTTTTTAACAGTTAAAGTTCCATCTCTAAATCTTATATGCCCCATTGTAACTTCCCCTTTTTGTTCATCTACTAAAGGTGAATCTTGATTTGTTGCGTATCTTATTTCTCTTTGTTTTCCAGTTTTTTCATCAAAGTAGAGTAAAGCATGTTTTCTTGTATGCTTTCCTGGTATTGTTAATGTAAGAGGATTTTTATTTCCTTTTAAATAATATACCCTGTCTTTAATTTCCCATTCTGGTTTTGTGGGTTTTACTGGAGTAGCAACTTGTGTTACCACTTCTTCTTGAGGAGCAACCTCAATTTGCTTTGCTTTAGCTTGTTTAGCCATAATATAATAAAATTAAATAGTTTGTAAAAGTAATAATTACCCCCGTTAATGCAACGAGGGTAACAATTACATTAATATTGAATCAATTAGATTCCTTTGAATAATACAAAGTTGTTAGCAGCTTGAGTTACTAAACATCTTTCAGATAGGAAGTTAACTTCCATAGCATCAAGAGTCGAAGTAAATGCACCACCAGCAGAACCAGTTAGCCAAGATTTCATTCTTCTATCATCAGCTTGTGAAGCTCTATATCTTACGTGTAAGAAAGGTCTTCTGATGTTAGTTCCTAAAACTTGATCATACACTGTAGAAGTTCCAGCTGGTACTAATACACCTTCAATTGAATTAACTCCAACAATTCCTCCACGAGTAGAAGCATCATTTAAGTATTTCCAATCAGTTTTGTAAAAGTCATAAGAACCTCTTCTAAATCCAGAGAATCCTAAGTTAAGAGCCATTTCTTCAGAGTTTTCAAATAATCCAAAAGCAGTACCTCCAGCAAATCCGCCAGAAATAGAAGCTAACATATCGTCAAAATCAAGAGATGTTTGTCTCTGTAAGAATAACATGTTTTCTTCAATTGCTCCTTGAGTATCTAAATTCTTAAGGATAGCATCAAATTCATCAAGTCCAGCAGCAGCAGTAAATCCTACTTCTACATTACCTCTTGATTGAATAGCAGCAAATAAACCTTCAGACCCAGGTAAAGCACCTGCTGGTACAGCAGCTACTTGATTGTATTCGCTTTCAATCATACTCATTTCTAAGTAATCTTCAAAACGTAATCTAGTTTCAGATTCAGCTTTTAAATACCATAAGTATCCAGATGTTCCGTCTTCAGTTGCAACTTCAACCCATCCAATTTGAGCCATATCAGATCCAGACACTACGTACTGGCTTCTTAGGATAATTGGTGAATTAGAATATTGTGTAAACTGAGGTTCAACAGAAACTCTTGATCCTGCTGCCTGTAATCCAGCACCAGTATTTTGAGCTATTGCAGTACCTTTAGAATAAGAAGATCCATATACAAATACTTTTACGTTACCAGTTGTGAATGCCTGTCCAGCAGTATTCATATTGTTACCGTTAAATAAAGTAACAACAATTGTTCCCGCTACAGCAGCTGTTCCAACTGTACTAGTTGCTACAAGTGCTTTTGCTTCTAAACCAGAAACTGTATCTAATATAACTACAGTGTCATTTGGTGAAATAGTGTTTTGCACGCCAGGGAATCCAGCAGCAGGAGCAACAGTAATAGTGTTATTTCCTGCACCACCAATAGCACAATTGTCATAAGATATGTGTAATCTATTTTGTTCTGACCAAATTACTTGATCACTTGTCATTGGCATTTCAGCGCCAACCATTCTTAAGAAGCCAGACAATGTACGGTTTCCGTAACGCTCTACTTCTGCTTCATATACTTCTGGCAAATATTGCTGAGCAAAAGAGTTTGAATCTCCTGCGTTAGCACCGCCGTTAAATTGTAGATAGTTGCTATTTAATAGCTCCTGTCTAGAGGAAGGGATTAAGCTTCCAAATTGTGGAGTTAAAGCCATAATTTTTTAGTTTTTTTTAGTTAAATTTTTTTGTTTTAATTCGTAAGCTTTTGGAATCAGTACCGCTTATTGCTTTTACCTTAAGTCCATTTATAAACACTTCTCCTTGAGTAGATCTAGCTTTAGTACTACTTAGGTTTTTAGAACTGTTTACAACTTCTTTTACAGCATCGGCTTTTCCTTGCTCATAAAAATGAGAAGCGATCTTATCCACGTTGTCAGCAGCATACATAGCTTTATGATAGCCTTTCGTATCTTTAACATTACCTTCAGCGTCTAGGAACTTCCCGACAAGGTTATTAATGTTTGATTGGCTTTCTGCAACTTTATCACGATTTTGAATATTGTACTTGTAATTTGTTTCACCAACTTTAATATCGAAACCTTCGAAATTATTGCTGAAAAGTTCTTTAGTACTTTCTTTAAATTGTGTGTGTTGTTGCTTAGACGCTTCTTGCTGCTTGTTATATCGGTTAAAAAAGTCCGTGGCTTTTTGTTGATCTTGAGTAACGCCCGGTCTCAACTTGATCTCGTCGTAATATTTACTCTTTGTCTCTTCCAAATAGCTTTTGGCTTTTGCAACTTCTTCTTTAAACGCAATTCTTTTTTTGCGTGCGTCTCTATCCTCATCGACATCTTCGTCAATGACAAAGTCTTCTAAAAGCATATCAACGTCTTCACCTTCTAAATAAGGTTTTTCTTTTTTATAGTATTCTTTTAATAATGTAATATCATCTACTTGAGAATAATCAGCATTTAATCTAGTATAATCTTCTATTGTCCCGCCTGTTTCTTCCATAAATGAAACTAGCTTTTCAATATTTTCAGGTAAAGCTTTGCCAAGAATTTTTTCATCTTGTATTGCTTTTTCTACTTGAACTTCTGTAACTTTATCCTCAGTTACTTTTTTGATTGGAGAAAACCCTTCAACATCCTCGTTGGACTTTTGTATAGGTTCTCCCACCTCTGCGCTATCTCCGGATGATTCATCCATAGATACTTTTTCTGTTTCTCCGATTTGAATGGCATCTTCATTTGGTATTACCACTTTTGTAATCTCTGGTGGTAGCTCAATCAAAGGCTCTTTGATGTTAACTCTTACCGGCTCATCACTAGGTGTGATTAATTTTTTAGGAGTTTTCTTTTTTAATTTAAACTCACCTTCCTGTTTAACAGGTTCATTTGTTTTTGTTTCTGACATAATATAATATAATTAAATAATTGTTTACTTTCTACATGAAAGCTTGCATGCCCTCTTCGGGCTGACTTTCAAAGTTTATTGGCAAGCCGTCATTTTTTCTTTGACTTATTAATTCACTTTGTTGTGATGCTTCCATTTTACTACGAGTATCTTTACGATCTTCAATTGCGCCTTCTTTTTGTTGGACGTTTTGAACATCTAATTGTTTAAGCTTCATATCGTACTGGAATCTTGTTTGCATTTTTTTTGCTTCTAATTGTGCTGCAATTTCCATTCGTTGAATTTCCATTTGATTTTTGGATTGTTCGAATTGCACGTTGGCACCCATTATAGCTTCTTGTTTTTGCACTTCTGCCATTGCTGTTTTTTCCGCAGTGGATGCTTGAGATTGTCCTTGAGCTGCAATATTAGCTTGTTGATTAGCTTGATCTTGCTTAGCTTTAGCTTTACGCTTAATTTTAAGCATTTGATTTGCTAGCTTAAGATTTTTAATATTCCTTAAATCAATAGCATCTTCAAGATCAATACCTCCTTGCTGTAATGCAACTTGTATGTTATTTTCTAATTGAGCTTGTTCTTCATCGTCTGGTTCTAATTCTAAAAATATACCAAAATCATGAAGGTTTAAATTTACTATTTCTTCTAATGTTTTAATATTAAATGTAGATATAGAATTTTGTAATGCGCTTTTTGTTAGAGGGAATTCTAATGCATCAGCTATTTTAAGAGCAATGTTTTCGGCTAGTTTAAGAGTAATATAAAGACTTGACTGGTTAATATGCCTTGTAGCAACATTGGACGCGTTAGCGGCCATCTTCTGCAGTCCTACTAATGAGTTCTTATCCATAGCTGTTCCGTCTCTTGCTTCATTAAGACCGGTTACATCACGAATCATTTGTAAGTAATATTGATACGTTTGTATAAGAGCATTAATTTTAGATTGACCACTTGAACTATTAAGTTCTTGAATAGGTACTTTACCTGCATTCATATCTCCATCTTGCGTAAGCGATCTACCAACTATAGAACCTGTTTGGAAATACATATTTAATGCTTCTGCTGGGTTATAATTAGTTCCATTGCCAAGGTCTACTTCTGCTAAGCCGTCCATATCTAAGTAAACACCATCTGGCACCATACGAGATAAAACTTGTTGCAGTTTTAAATGAGTTAACTGGATCATATCAGCAAACCCAACACATTTGCTTACAAGAGACTCAATGCGTCCTTTGTACATTCTAGGCGCGCATAAAGCGTAGTTCATTTCTACTTTAGTTGTATCAGCCGTAGGTCTGGACATGTTTTTTGCTAACTCCCACTTCACCATTTCATTAGAGCCTAATACTTTAGCTCCTGTATATAATACTTCAATGGATCTTGACACTCTTTCAAAGTTATCATTTTCTGGCGGATTAAATGAATCAGGCTTTTCTAAAGCTTTTAATAATCCTTGGGGAGTTTCTTTTATTTTAAATACTTGATTATGATATGTTTTATAATCAAAATATAAAACTTGAACTGTATTTTTATCATAATTACCCCAGCCAGTTACATATTGACTATTGCCAGGTAATTTTTGAATTCTTGCTAATTCTTTTTCTGAAATATTTGGAAATTCTTTTTTAAGTTCTGGTATAGTTATAGACTTTACTTCTCCTACGTAATATACATCATCAAAGTTAGGGTCTTCCGTATAAGAATAAATAACATAAGCAGGATCAACATATTCAACAGTAATTCCTTCAGCGGTATTAAAGCTAGTTTTCGCTACTGCCATGCCTAGTACTGTTAAGTCCATATTTAATCTTCTTCTTGTAAGATCAAATTTATTTTGAGCAAGCACAGACGAAATAGCTTCTTCTTCTGCTATTTCTATAGATTGCTTATAACTTAATTGCATATGAAGCTCTAACTCGTCTTTAGACTCAGGTACTATATCAATATTTGGTGTTTGGTATAAATTAATACCTAGTGTTTGTTGAAGACTATCTAGATATTCTTTAGATATCATATCTTCATAAAGCATAGAAGCATAATCAGTTCTTTTCTTTATAGAAGACGGGTCTTGAGCGTAAGCTTTAATATCGTAAGACTTTCCAGATATACCATTTACTACGATGTCTACAAATTTAGATAGAATAGGTACTGGCTTCCAGTCCAAGTTTAAATAAGATAAATCACCGTTTATAGATAGCTCATCTTTGTACTTTTGTATTGATTGCTCTCCTCTAGCATATAATCTTAATTGATGGAATTGATTCCAGCTAGTTAAATATCTATTACCATTAGTTCGCCCTTGACCAAACCACTCGTATTCAATAGCCTGCCCAACTTGCGTCCCGTATTCCAAACTTGCTTTTTCTGCATCACTTACTACTTGACTAGGAAAAGCGCTATTGGTGTTAGTATATATACTCATTTAACTTATTATTTTTGATGTTGAACCTTTATTATCGTATTTTTTAATACCTAAATCCACAGGTTGAATTTCTGTTTTAGGCGGATTAGGTGCATACCTATGTTTGTTGCAAGCCATTAAAGCTAGCCCCGAACTTATAGATGCATCATGCTTTGTTCTGTTGTTAATATCAAACTTTGCCCAGTCTTCTAATGTTCTTTGAAAATAAACATCACCATAGCCTGTTTCTTTTAAACCTACAAAATCATTTACATATGTTTCTATAGCCGCAGCATGAGCTTGTTTTATATCTTCACTAGAGTTTGGTATTCCTCCAAGTTCTCGTTCTGTTATTGAAAGTTTATTATATTTTTTATCAGGCCTATTAATTGAGTAACCTCTATATCCTCTACGTTTAAAATGATATAATAATCTTGGTTTATTGTTTTCAGCTAGTATTGGCATTCCGTAAAATACACAAGCCATTAAAACATCTTCAAAAAATATTTCAGCAGTTTGCGGTCTAGCTATATATTCTAAAAAGAAATGATTAGGAGGCACATCCTCCATGCTAAACTTGGTTAAGCCATGAAGAGATCCATTAGATCCTCTGCCATCTGTAGTGCCCGATATATCGTATGGATCACAACCAAATGCCCCGCAATGCTCATTACCAGGATGATTAGTGCCATTTTTTATATATCTTTTATTTTGTAAATTTGCAGGAGGAACCCAAGTTACTAAAAATCTACCGTCTTTATTTGGCACAAATAGTACTTTAGTATCCTTATGACCATTTTCCCATTGGAAACTTCCTTGCGTTACATTAACTGAGTTCTTAAGATCTTCATTAAAATCTATTTGCTCGTATATCTTTGTTAAATTAAATAAAGATTGTTTAGATTCGTCTCTAAATGCATGCTTGGTTGTTCGTGGAAACTGTCTGTAGAATTCATTTAAACTATCTTGATCAGACTTTAAGCCTTCTACTTCATTGTCCCAGTATTCTATTACGCCTTGTGTTATTTTTGTTCCGTGTGGATCTTCAGCGGGCTTTTTTGGTGTAATGAATACAGGTAGGCCATAAGAATCAATGTATCCTTCGTAATTCCATTCCATAGGTATGAACAAAGAATAGAGTCCTGAGCGAGTCTGTCCATTGGCGTTTCTTTTGGTAACATCCGAATTTTCATAAAGCTTTTTGAAATTAGCACCACCTTTATCAAGTGAATTTGATGTTGATCCCATCATACACTTTCCAATAACTCTACTACCTAATCTAAGGGTGGTTTTTGTAACCCTCCAGTTGTTAAGGATGTTGTTGGGCCTTTCCCATTTCCCCGATTCATCATGGACGAGGAGCCTGAGCTTCTCCCCATCGTAGGCATTGTCGCCGGTGTTCTTCCAGTCGATGGTCGTGTCCAGACCGGTAATTTCTTTTTGGGTTTGATTGGAATCAAGTTTTCTACGGGTAAATTTGGAAGCAGGGACTCTGTAGGCAAGCTCGGTCTTGGGCCTGTCCATACCGTCCTGGATCGGTTTGAAGAAGAATGGATAGTTAACGGATATTGGTACCACTTTATCTGTGAACATCTTCTTAGCATCGGCACCAGATTTGGACAATATGCCGTACCGTGAATCCGTGGATATTGTAGCAAGGTTGACCGATTCAGCTGAGGACATAAATGAAAAGCCTGACCGACGGTTTTTAAGATAACACATTCCATAAGACCGTGTGTCCGATTTACAAGCTTCCCAGAAAATGTAGAATAATCTATTTGATTCTCTAAAGTCCGGTTGCCCGACGTCAATTTTACTCCACTGCAGGTACATATAATTAGTGCCAGTAATGTAAGTAGGAACACCTTTGCTAGTGAACCAAAAACCTTCTTCACGCCTTGTAAATTCTTTGTCAATATAGTCATACCATTTTTCTTTAAAGTCTAACGGGTATTCTTCCCAGTCAAACACAGATTTAATTTTACTTAATTCTTTTGGGTATGGTGTATAAGTCCACTTGTCTTTTTCAAATTCAACAATATCTTTTACTTTAGGCAAAGCTATTTTAAGATTTTGTATTTCATAAATCTCGCCTATTTCACCTGTTTTACTTATAACTATTAAATCATGCTCTTCGTTATAACCATAATCCCATTTTTTATACCTATTCATTCTATTAAGAACCTTAGGTTTTACGTAGTCTTTTAAGACTTTATATAAAGTTTGCTTATACATTTTTAGATCTTCCTTCTGCAAAACCTTTAAAAGATTTTTCTTCTTTTATTTCTTTAGGCTTTTCATTTAATAAAGCTTCTTCAGCTTCTAATCTATTTAGTATTTCAAAAGCATCAAATATAGCTAGCTTTTTTGTAGCTGCCGCATTCTTTAATCTATCTGCAGTAATATCATCCCCTGAATCAACAATAGCTTCTTTAGCTACTTTGATTAGCTCCTCAACTGCTATTTGCCCAGCTTGGATTATATTCAACTTCGTTTCCTTGGTATTCATATTTAATTACAATATCATTAGATTTCATACAATATAAACGCTTGCCATCAATTAAAAATTCCCATTCGCTATTAGGTGTATAACCTACTAAGTCTCCTGGGTTAATATTAAGTGCTTTTAAAGAGCTGTTACCATATTTTAATATACCAACTAAGCTTTGCTCTTTATCTAGCGTTAAAGACTCATTGTCTTTTATCGGGGTTATAAAACAGCGATCACCAAATGAATGCCAACCTGTTTTATTTTTATATAAATAAATTTGATCTATGGCGCAAAAATGTAAGCTTTCTTTAAACCAAGATCTGCTTTTTTTCTTATTGCCTTTCATGTCATAAAACGTTCTAAAAACATTCTGATGAATAACAATTATATCTCCTACATTAATACTTGTATTAAAAGCTTTTGGTGTTTCTAAAACTTTAGCTAATCTATTTACAAATTTAAAATCTTCTATTTTTGTATTTACAATTAACTCTTTATCCCCAATTTTAATTTTATTACTGTATTCATCACCTAGTGGTTCTACAATAAAATCATATATACTTTTCAATACTCCAAATCATATTCAACGGATATTGCCATGTTAGAATTAAATTTCTTCCATGGCATTACCTCATTGCTTTTTTTAATGTAAATATTATAAGAGCCATCAGATTCGTTTAATAAAATATGCGATATCTCGTGACCACCATAAACTTGCTGCCCAACTGAGTAATGCATTGCTTCATTTTTATAATCAGAACCTATGCTAATTTTTCTTATATTATTCTGCATCTTCTTTTTCGATTTCAGTATAACTTCCATCTTTAAGATCAATGTTTATCTGACCATATTCGTCTTCAAGTTCTTTTTTAGTAGCTTCAATCTCTTTAGATAACTCTGCTATTTGACCGTGAATATTTTGTTTTTGAACATCTAATACTCCTAGTGTTCTTAACCCTTCCGTTAACTTAACTTGTTGATCATTAACAGTTTTTAATTGCTTTTCAGTAATCATTGCTTTAATTTTGTCTTCTGCTTTTTTCATTTGATTTAATTTAATTGTTTATATTAATATAGTTACGTGTTTTATTATTATTTTAATGCTACTAAATCTGTTGCGGCGTCTGCTGCTGGGATTATAACATAACTAACTGCCGCTGGTAATATTGTTCCCACTGGAACTGCTTTAAACCTAACAACATCATTTACTCCTGGCAGTAAGCTTTCAACAGAGCTAACTGCAAATTTACAATCATCCACGTGACCAGTTTGATTTACTGTTATAATATCTCCTACAGAATAGTTAGATCCTGCATTTCGTATTTTAGGAAATTTAAATGAAGCAAGTGTTACAGCCCCATTTCTAGCTACGGCTATAGTAAGCTCTGCGCTTGTACCGCCTGTAGAAATAACAGTAACTACATCTCCTGCGCTATAGCCTGATCCGCCTCTTGTTATAGTAACATCATCTATAGGTCCTGTTGCACCACCTCCTGTGATTGACTCAATTGTGCCAATTAAACCCGTTCCCCCAGCTGGAACTACAGTAGTTGTAAAAGCATTTCCTGCAGTATATCCTGAGCCAGCTTCAGTTACATCAACCCCCGGTAAATCCGCTATTATATCTACTGTTAAACCTGCAGGCACAGTAGCGGGTGAATTAGGTACGGCAGTTACAACTGTTGTTGCTACGTCATTTTGTGTAAAATATCCCGATCCCGCTACAAAATTAGCAGGAGAAGGATTAGCTCCTCTGAATATTGTTTCAAAATTAAAACCAGTTACCGTGTCTTGAGCTCCTGTAACGCCTGCTAGTATAACATCTACGTTTCCTTCACCCCCAACGTATAGTTGTGATCCTGTATAATTATTACCTAAGGTTGTTTGATTTTCGAACTCCCAAGCAGATCTTGCATCTAGAGCGCCGATAGCTACTGGTGTAACCGCTAAAGCTTTGCCGAATGTTCCGGCTGTTATTGAGTATTGTCCCATTTTTTATTTATTACTTATTGATTTATATTTCTCAAAACCTCGTGATCCAAAGTAGGCCACATATACGGTTGTTAATAGTTGTTTTAATAATTCTATCCATTCCTGTTCTACAGTAAATGAAATTTCGTGATGACTATCAACCCATATAAAAGCTATAGCCATAAATGATAAGAATATAAGCGCCATTGGACGCGTGTTTTTACTAAGCCATGAATCTGATGACATATCTGATTCCCAGCGTTTACTTATTTGGTCTTCTGCACTAGCTGCAGCTTTCTCAACTATAACTTGAATTTCCTTTTTAATCTGAAGTTTTTCTTCGTCTGTAGTTGTAAGGTTGTCAATAACGTCACCAACATCTTTGATAACGTTACCGCTTAACCATTCCCAAATTTTTTTCAAATTTTATTCTTTTTTAGTAAGTTTAATTACTCCATGAAAATCACCGCTAAATTCACAAATAAGCGTATTTTCATTTTTTAATTTATATTTTATGATTACATCATATCCATTTCTTGGATTATAGCATCTTGTTGTAAAAGTATAATCATCTTGATATAAAATGGATTCTTTAATAAAGTTGTCATATTCAAAACTAAAATCAAATACTTGCAATACAGCGTAATCACTGGCTATAATTGTAGTTACATATGTTGATGTATTCGTAACCCATTCGCCTTCAAATTGCTTTTGTGCTTGAGTTGTTAAAAAAGTTAAAGCAAAAAATAATGTTGTAAATAATTTTTTCATAATATTAAATTTAATTGTTATATTAATATTATTACATAAATTATAAAACTTTTAATTATTCTCCTCCTCTTGTGTCGAAGTAGTTATCTTTTAAAGGTCTTTTAGCGCCCCTTGCAAAATAATCTCTATAATAGTCAGATTCGTCTTGCTTTTTCCCTGACTCTCTTCTTAGGGTGTTATATGCAGTAATCATTGCTGCATTTCTATAAGCAGGGTGATTGCTATTTTCCATTCCAGGAGCATTTGGATTTGTGCCTAATGTTCTAGGGCCACTTTTAATTGCATCCATTGCATCGAATATTGCATCACTCATTTCATTTTCTGTAGGGTTTGAATATCTTGCTTCTCGTAAATTATCCCCTATTTTTGAGGATGCTTTTGCAGCTTCTTCATACTCTTTTAATATTTTTGGATTACCGCTTATGCCTCTTGCATTTTGCGACTGCTGAATAATTCTTTCTTCTCTTCTTTTTGTATTCGGTTCATAGCCACCGTTAGTATCATTAAAATCGTTAAAATCTTTTAATTCTGGATTTATTAAATTTTGAGATGATAAATATGGGTATTTTCTAGACGGATTGAAGTCTTCCATTTCGCGAGGATCAAAATAAGCATTATTTATTTTAGTTTCATTGCTTCGTAGATTTTTTTGAAAAGCGTCTTTACCTCTAAATGAAAATTGGGGGAAATCTAATACTCCGCCAACAATATCAGAGTCTTCACTTCTTAATTGTTCTTCATTAAATCTATCTTTCATTCTTCTAAAAGTTGTTGAGTCAAATGAGTCGTGTCCTTGTCTGTGTGCCATATTATGAGTTTTTATAAGCTTCGTTTTCCCAAGGCAAATTTTTTGCCCCTTCTTCCATGTCAGCTCTTGAGTATTTTTTACCTTTCCAATATACGTTATTATTGTCGTAATCTAAATCACCACGTTTCATTTGATCTATGTGAATCATCTCATGATCAATAACTTCCTTGCATTGTGAAGGGTCTAAATCTTTGTTTAATATTATAGTACCATTATTGTTAGCTTTGCCCATAACCCCATCTTCCATTGGTACATTGTATACAGGAACATTGTCTTCCTTGTATGGAGGGTTTTGCAGTTTAAAAGCCATCTGTTATAATTTTTTTGTACCCATTAATTTCCATTGCCCATTTAAATTTTTCCAATCTTGTTTAATTCTATTATTGGATTCATATGGGAATATTTTATTTAATGCGCCTTTTCTGGCTTCACAACCACAAGGGACGTTTAATCCCTTGCTCATTGTGTCAACCATTGTTTTGATACCAGTAGCTTTAGTAAACTTTTCTATACTGTCTCCTAAACCTCTTGATTTCATAATTAAGCGTAAGAAGCTCCTGTGTAAGCAATCTGCGTTTGAGGTTGAGTAACTAAAATTCTACCTTGTAACCCTGTTTGAGCAGCTGGTGCTTGTGCTAATAAAATTGGTGATCCTACCGTAGATACGATTCCTCCTGGATTAGCAGCCATTGCTGCAAAGATTGCCTCATTAACAGTTCCAGATCCGCCAGCAGCTACTGCTAAAGGAATGTTTGAAGTAATAGTCCAAGCTCCTGTTGTTAATGTAATTACTGTAGTAGCTACTACGCCTGCTGTTGTTGTTGCTACTCCAACTATGTATTCAGTTGGGATTAACACAGTCGGTATTGCTACCGCAGTTGTGTTGATTTTGATAAATTTTGCCATTTTTTGTTAGTGTTAGTGTTAGTGTTAGTGTTATTTGTTTGGCTGAGGTTTGTACAGTCCTCTCTGTTTTATTTTGTTCTTGTTCCTCTATTTCCTAAAGATTCATCTCTACGATCTTTACTTGAAATGTCTAATCCTTTTTTACCGATTCTTCCAGCAATGCTTTCGTCATCTTTATCCATTTCACCTTGTCTGTGAAGTGGTCCTCCATGCATTTGAGGTGCTAAGCTAGCTTTAGCTGCATCATAGTTTCCATCATTGTCAGCCATTGCTTTTCCAAAAGCATTACCCTCTAAAGGTGTATCTCCCTTCATTTTAGGAGCCATACTGTTCATATACATTCCTGATTTACTACCTCCCATACTTAAAGGGGTTGACATGTGTTTCGATAAGTAATTAATACCTAATAAGTTTGCTTTTTCTTGTTTGTTAGATTCCATAGTTGTTTAGTGTTTTTTTTCGTCGTATTTTAAATCGCCAGCTAATTTTGAAATGTGTTTTTCATCAGCTGTCATGTTTTTGTCGCTATGACCGTGTTTGTTATCATAATCAACATCTTCTTTAAGATATTTCATATGTGCTTCGTCATCTCGTTTTGTAGCCCCCATATTGGAATCTGTAACTTTTGACCATTTTGCGTTTCCGCTGTATTCTCCGTAATGTCCTTTATGCATAATTTTTTATTTGTTGATAGTATTAAAATAATCATAACCCGCTTGAGTTTGCGCTCCTCCATATCCTTCTTGTAATCCTCCTTTATCAATTTCTTTTTTAGAGGTTTTACCACAATTTTGTAAACCGTCCATATATCTTTGTTTAGTAATTACCCCGCTACTGTACCTGTCTTCAAGCTTTTGGCATGGGTCTTTTTTATCAGAAGCTAAAACACCGCCTAATGTATCATTCTGCAGTTTAGCAAAATGAGGTGCATCAGAAACCGCAAATACAGCATCTGCTCCAGAAGTATAAGCTCCATAAAGTGGTGATTTTTGAAAAAACGGTGATGAAAATTTTGAACTCATATTATTTGTTTTTACAACCAAAGTTTTTAGCGTAGTTAGCCATTTTAACAACTTCTTCGCTATAATTATCTTTTTTAGACATAACAGAGCTAGCTGCAGAACAAGCGTCTTTAAAGCCGTTCTTTTTAGCCCACGAAGTAAACTTACCTTTGTTCTCTGGTTTAATTTTAGGAAATTCTTTAAAAAACGGAGATGTATACATTATTTATATACTTTAGCACATTGGGTAATAGGCATTCCTTTATATGGTGTTGGGTATTTAGATACTTCCATTCCAGTAATACCAGAACTTGATCCTACGCCCATAGGAAATCCTTTTTTGCTTAAGGGTCCGTCCCATACAGCATTTTCACCAACTTGTCCGTCAAGTTTGGGATTGTTTATTATTAATTTCTCTTTATCCATAATTATTTATTTTGTGGCATTATATTATTAAAAGACTGCATAGGCTGGGGCATTCCAAACATGTTCGGCATTTGAGATTGCATTCCACCCATTGCAACTGGATTAATTGGGCTTTGTTGCATTTGACCTGGCTGTTGAGTCATCCCAGATAATGCACCAGTTTGTTGAGACGTTGCTCCTAAATTTGCTAGGCCTCCAAGTGCCCCAACAACCCCGCCTATCATTTTATTAGGGCTATGAGACGCGCCTGGCATCATGTCACCATTTGGCATTGTGTGTGTTTCTTTCATTATCTTTCTTTATCTTTGTTTACATTTTTAATTGAAGTTATAAGAAC